CAGAAATAACAGTCATAAATACAACAACATGAAGATGAAACTAGGCAGCAACGCTGCCGTCAATATTACAAAAGCAGATGCGGAGAAGGCCAGGAGAGCCCTCTTCGCTAGACGTAAGGATGTCAAAGATGATGGATTGGAAACAAACAATCACACCACCTATGCCCCTGAAGTCAAATTCGAGAACATAGTGCCCACCGTCAACGTTACCCGTGTCAAGGGCGACACCGATAGATCCATCGGTGTTGCAAAAGGTATGTTGATGGGTGGAGTTCCTGTAACCGTCACCACCAACGATGCAGCAGCGACAATGAACGCAATGAAGAAGAGGTGCGACTTTACCCCGTCGCTCGACTCGATGGACAAGTTCATGAAGGGTCATGAACTTGTCATGGAGAAGATTCCAGAGATGGAACCTATTATTCTTGACCAACCAATGATGGAGAAGTGGTTGGCCAGTTGCAAACCTTCCAAAGCCGCAAGGATGAGGGAGGCCATGATGTCGCACGAGTGGAGGTTCGAAGGGAACACAAAGCATGTTTTCGCCAAGCAAGAGATTCTGTTGAAAGAGCACAGAGCACAGCCCAGAGTTGTATACCAAGGAACGGATATGTACAACATGATAACTGGGGCGGTCATGAACGAGCTTTCTGACCGCATGAAAGTGGTCTTTTCCAAGGCCAACCCGTTGAACACAGGCAATAAGATTCTTTATGCCTGTGGTGCTAGCGGGTTGACCTTGGGCGAGGCCATCGATTCTGCGCCTGGGGAAGCAATGGAATCTGATGCGGCAAATAATGACGGCAGCCAAAGCATGGAGTTCAGGAAACCTGAAGCCATGCTATTCAAGAAGCTAGGAGCGCCATTGTGGTTCGTGCGCGAGCATGCACGGTGTACAAGCACGACGGTCTGGACCCGGTATGGGGTCAAGGCCAAGGTCGAAGGTCAGTTGTGGTCCGGTGAAACGGGGACCACACCGATCAATAGCTACGTACACATGTGCCTCATGCAGTCTGCCCTTTTCGAGGCAGCAGTCGTTGAGAGCACGAACATACATGGTGGGGATGATTACTTGGGAATTATTGAGGGAGATTTGCCAAAGGTGCAGCAACACGTCGAGGCCGTATACAAACGGAGCGGTATGACGGCGAAGGTTGTGCACCCAGCAAACAAGGGACAAGCAACGTTTTACAGAAAACGTTATCCTCTCACTTCCCGGGGCCGCCTCCCCGT